CTGCAAATTCATCTGCAGCAAAAAGATTATTCGTAAAATATTGCAAAAGGGCTTCTAAGGTAAGTTTGTCATCCTTAGATACAAATCTTTTAATTTCATTCAAATAAAGCTTCCGTTGGTTCCTAAGTAGTTTAGCAATTTCCTTTTCATAATCTTCAACAATTTTGGGTAAACTCTCTAACCCGGGGAAGTCTGCGACTACATCCGTGAGTTTTTCATCATCGTCTTCCTCGGCCTTTTGGATAAATGCATTCAAACTTTTTAGGAGTTGTTCAACTTTACTCATACTTTCAACTCCTCAAGTGCATCTCTTAGATCTTTCAAGAGCAAAATCAAATCGTTTTGTTGCTCTTTTGATTTTTGCATAAGAACAGGTACGGTTGACTGCTGCTCTTTCATCAACAATTGGAATGGTTTGTTGTATTCTTCCGGCCATTCTTCAAGTGTCTTGCCAAGAACTCTACCAAGCAAGTCTCTTAAATCATTTGGTGCAACGGATCCTGCATTAATAAATGGAGTTAATACTTTGGCTATCTCTAACGGATCCCTAAAGTCAGGACCTTTTAACGTGATTTTTACACGTTGCAACTCTAATGCAGGAAGAAACAAAGTGTTTAATTTGTTGGCCAGGGAGTTCCTTTCTGGTTGAAAGACTTGTTCTTCTGTGATTTTCCTAGCCGTATCTGCCGTTGCTCGGTTGTATTCATGAGCTTCACCGGTATAAAGTGGCGGCAATCGAAAGGCTGAACGTAGTTTTGAGCGTGTCTTCTCGTCATACTCCAAGAACAAAGCGTCTTGTTGTAAAACTTCAGCTAGCGACTTGATTTGTACCTTAACAGAGGTGACCTTTTCCTCTCCATCTACGAAGTTTTCTTGTGGAATTCCTTCCGCTTCGAGCAACAGGAATTTATGAGCGTTTTCTACCCCTTCAATGCTGTTCATGTATTCTTGGAGTTGATTGAAAGATTGTTCGGATAACATTCCGTTTTCTACTACAATCGCAGCAGGAGTATGTCTGCCTTGCTTAAAGTACATATAGTTCAATTCTTCTGCTTTCCTGGCACCATAAAGGCTAACAATGTGCCCAATCCATCTAGGAATGCCGTAAGTACCGCTACCTATCTTTAAGTGAATGACCTCTGTTGCTCTCAAGTGTTCAGGTGTGCTTTCATCAAATTTGCCATTTGTTAGATTCATTACTCTAGGATCGCCATATTCCTTGAAAAACACCTTCTTACCATTCACCATTTGGACATATCGTCGGAATTTTTTCCAGCGTTTGATTTTTTTCGGCACTCCGTTTTCTGTGATGGTAAATTCAACTTCTTCCGGCACTGTATAGGAACACACCCTCATGTTTTGGCAATCGATGTATTCAATTCCAGCCGGCCTTCCCAGTCCATCCCGCAACACCTCAATAAAGCCGTTTCCTGTCTTTTCCCGATCTTCAAGAGCATATCCTAAAATCGTTTCGGCTGATTCATCAAAGTTGAGATAACGGACAAACTCTTCCAATCTAGTCCATTCCAATTCAGCTTGATTGATCTCATTATCGTTAACATCATTATCATTGATGTCAAATGTGTACTCTGGCTGAAAACCAAAGCCGACTATATTCGTTCGATAGGCGTCCACACACTGTTGGAGGATTGTTGAATATTCAGCAATCTGCTTTAGTTCCTTCAAATTGTAAGGAGGTTGTATAATATCATCGCCGTATTGGTTTTTAAACTCATCTTCATAAATCTGCTTAGTAGTAGTGCTCGGTGCTTCCGTTTTAATCACTCTAACCCTCATTTGCTGCTGCGGCATGATTTACCTCCTTTCTCTGTTTGGTCTTTGACGCTCTTTCGGCTTTTCTTTCAAGTCTTCAACATCATAGTCATCTAGTGCATACCAGATGGCCGAAAGAGTATGCGGGTCAATGTTAAATTCGTCTTCGATGATGTCCCCATTCTTGTCTTTGGCATATGTCAAATCTTTTAATTCAAAAATGGTGTTCGTACATATATCCGAACAAATGATTTTTTTAAACCTCTTGATTTTCTTGGTGTATTGTAAGCGAGAACCTGGAAACTTTAGTGCTCCTACCATATTGAACCCCTGTTTACGGTAGTATCGAATGGTCTTAGGTTCAGCACTATCGGCTTTGATAAGTTCCTGCGTTTCTTTAAACTCGGCTATCTCTTCGGCCGTTTCATCGTCCGTCATTTGATTCTTGTAATACTCCCAGTAGATATAAAGGTATTTTTTATCAGGATCCACAGCCAAACGTATAACGGCGTTATAAGAATCAACAAACCCAAAGTCCATGCCAACGCGTTTTATTGGTTTATGAATGTTTGAAATAGCTTCCATGACCTCATCATGTGGAGCAACCTCAAACTGTGGAAGAACACGAACTCCGTTAACGCCAAAATGACCTTTCCGGGCAATGCGATAAAGGTCTTGGTCGTAGTCTTTTAGTTCTTCTAATTGAGCGATATAACTTTCAGGCAAAAATAAATTATCATCAGCAGTCGAGTGATGATAATAGGTGTCGTTTGTTATGATTGTCCGTTTTTCATAAAGTTCTTCATCATCCAAAATCAAACGTTTATTTTGTTCATCTTTAAAGAAATGTCGGTAGGTCCAGTTGTTCTTACTAACTGGATTAGTCGAAAAAATCATATGAAGTTTCAGTGTTGGATGCCTCAAGCGCCCGAGTAGTTCTTTAAACCCCTCATATTTGATTTCAGAACACTCTTCAAGCCAGATTATTGAGATGTTGTTTATTGACTTTAATTTAGCCGGCTTGTCCATCCCTTTAAAGATGATTTTGGATCCGTTCGGAAAACGGACTTGCATTGGAGATGTCACACATTTGATTTTGTCTTCCAAACCTAAGTCATGAACAATTTCTTCAAGTAACGAATACGTTGAATCCCTATGAGTATCATAAACTTCACGAACGACTAATGCTGTTCGTTTTTCTTCAAGTAGTTTGAGAATAAGTTTTAAAGCAATATGATAACTTTTACCGGATCCGTAACCGCCAACAAGAAACTGAAATTTTGTGGACCAATCAAACAGAAAGTCTTCAAAGTGAGGGTTCACTTCTTTTTCAATCATGAGCCATCACCTTTACTCTTCCGCTTGATGAGAATTTCAATCGGTTTGTCGTAGGATCCAGAAGAGATTTTGTCCAATTCGGCTTTTGTCTTCTCAATACCCAATTTCATCTGCTCCAACTTCAATCGACGCTCATCATCTTCATGGGCCAATTCGTTGAATTGTTTGACCAGGCTTCGCAACTCACTCATTGCCCTGGATTGAGCGTTGAGAAAGGTAGCTTGACGATCCCAAGCGAATTGAAACTCATATTCTTCCTCGCTACTGCTACCATTTTCGGAATAGGACTCTTTTGTCCTTTTGAGCTCTTTAATCATTTCATCCTTATCTTCAACATACATAATCTTTTGAGCCCGAATAATTGCAGCATACTGAATCATGATCTGGTCATATATCAAATCTGCCGGAGATTTTTCATCCAGCATTCCCATGATCTCAAGCGTTTCTTGCGGGATGTATTTGGAGAAGAAGCCGTGCTTCAATGCGTTTTGGTTTCCTGTAGGCGCTCCTCCTTCATTTCCAACTGCATTCTTATTACCTAATGGCGCTCCCCTTTTCCGTTTGGTAACGTTACCTTTTGATTTAGTAACGTTACTATTCAAAGCTTCATCCCATTTATCTTGATTTTTCCATTTTCGAATTTGTGAATCTGAAACACCCAGTTCGGCGGCAATGTCTTTTAGCTTCTTTTTTCCGCCACTCTCTTTCCAAATCTCGAATGCTTGATCTCTTTTCGGATTTCTTGGTCTTGCCACGTCACATCACCGCCACCTCCGTCATATTTGAGTTGTTTTGGAGCAAAAGAAAAAGCACTTACCTAATCGGTTAAGTGCATATAAAGAGCCTAAATTGCTCCGTTATTCCTTAAATTTCTCATTATTTGAGGATTGTCGTTCTCAACACTATAAAAGAAAACTTCATCCATATGATTTTCTATATCCCATTCTTCAATGCTCCATTCATTTGTGGTTATTAATATTATCTTTCTGGATTCATTTTTTTTAATATCATCTAAGAATTTTTTATACCTTTTTTCATTATCTAGTACAGTTTGTACAGGGAAAAATAATGTAAAAGTTCCATGGTTTCCCTTCGGATTAAATTGTGTATGAGTTGTATAACTATTTATATTTACGGTCATGTTCCCTAATTTATAAGTAGTTGTAGATTTAACTGTGTTTGGCAATAGTTTTTTCTTAAAAGCACGATTAATATGGAATGATATATCAACCATTGAACTTGTTCTTATGATACCTTTGTTAAATTCTTTATTCAAACAAGAGAGAACTACTCTTAACTTAGCATCGTTATCGTAACCTCTTACCAATAGCGTTTTTTTGGTTTTATCAAGTAAAAATCCCATCACATTTTTAATAGCATTTTGTTCATCAGTCATATAATCCCCTCCGCCTACTCATTTCGACAGAAGGAGATAAAATCCTGCATTTTTTAATCTAAGTTCTGTGGCTTAGCACTCCGCCCCGTTCCTACCTCATATTCTAACGATAAGATTTCACCCACACAATTTCTCTGACATCCCTGACATTCCTGACATCTCTGACATTTTGTCTACTATGCTGTTTTTAATTCTGAAAATATGACGCTCCGATAATCCCATATGTTTTGATATTGCTTTAATACTCATGCCATCAAGAAGGCATTCCAATACTGCTTTTTCCCTTTCGTCAATTATTAAGTCCATTCGCTCCTGTATAAACATAACTTTTCTTTCAAGTTTCTCAATCCATTTTGATTTCTTTTCTCGTCTCAAGACTTCCCGAATAATCGGATCACCATTTTGACCTTTAGGTTTTGGCAATGTCGATTCAATGCCATATTGAGCAGTAAGATTTCCGTTCATATCTTCTAATATCTTTCGCTGCCTTTTAATTTCATTGATCATCCAATGGTAGTCGCGCAATATTTTGGAAATTTCGTTTTTATTCATCCCGATCATCTCCTTGATCATGAGTAAA